TGCGGATTTCTTTACTCATGGCTTAGTATTTCCTTTGCTTTGGTCTCTGCCTTGTCAGCCTCAATGGCAAACACCAGAGCCTTGGTTAGTTTGGACATCTCTACCTCAGTTGCACCACCATCAAGCTTGCTGACACGCGATTCCAAACCCTTGAGGTACTTGCTCACCGCTTCAGCCTCAGCGGTGCCGACTGTGGAACTGGTACGGAAGTAGGCACCCAGTGAGCTAATAAGGGGGCTAAGTGTGTTGGTAATTGTCTCTAGGTCACGCTTGCTGCGATGCTGGAGCCTACTGAACGCATCGGCGAAGATGGGCTGATACATTTCCTTGGCACGGGTAGCCGTGGGCTGTGACGGGGCTGCATCCTCTGGGGAGTCCTCCGTCTCAACATTGTCTACAGCCTGTGACGCTGGAACTGTGTTCAGGGGGACTAGGAACTCGTCCCCACCCTTGATGGGCTCCATACCTTCAGCTTCCAATACCATGTTGGCTGAGAGCCAGCCACCCATACGACCTGCGGTGTAGCAGGTGTAGCGTGTGGATTTGTCGATGCTGAGCATGGCGTCTGTAAAGAACTTGCAGGTGTACTTGCCAGCCGTTCTGCCCTTGGTTGGGAATAGCTTGCGTTGGAACTCCTGCTCAAAACGTTCAATCCACGGACGGAGCGAGTAGGTCAGGAATTCCTCAGACTGGGCTTCAACGGTGGCCTTGAGAACCTTCTCAGCAGCCCCGACCCAGTAGCCGGGGACACGGAAGTAGGAGCAGATTTCCTCACGCTCGAACTTGCGGACGGCTACGTACTCGGCCAATGCGGTGGAGTCTTTGGCAATTGGGACAATCTCAATGCCGTTGGGCACGACCACACAGCGGTGGGCGTTGGCTCCAGAGCTGAGCATCTCGATGTCCTGACGGAGCAGGGTGATGTCCTCTGGGCTCAGCTCGTGGTCGGGCTTGGCAATGAGACCCGGACGGGCACCGTTGGCAAAGAACCGGGCACCAAATCGAGCTGCCACCTTTGCCAGACCAATGCTCTGACGGCTGAGGTTGATGAGGCTTGAGCCCGTCAGCCCATCCAGTGTGAAGCCAGTGATGTGAATCATGTCATCTGGCTGAACCACACGCTCTGAGCCGTTGGGAGTATCACGGGTGACAAACACGAGACGGCCATTCTGACGCTGGGGCTTCGTCTTCCATGGGGCACGTGGCCACAGAGCGATGGGCTGGCCAGCGTTGTTACGCTCAACCTCAGCGTATGCTGACTGCCAGAGGGCAGCATGGGTCATCAACTCGGTGAAGAAAACCACGGCTGTCATCTCAGGGTTAGGTTCCTGAGTGAGCATGTAGTAGAGCGGATGTTCAGGAGCTGGGCGTTGACCACGGTCTAGCTTCTCCCTGACACGCATTGGGAGTGAGCCAATACCTTCACTGAGGATGCGTACACAAGCCAACACAGTGGGCACCTCCAACGCTGTCAGTTCATCCACTCGCTCATTGCTATCCGTGGTGTTGCCCATCATTAGCATGGAGAGGGCAGCAGACAATGGAATGGAGGGGTTCTCCAAGATATTGCGTGTCTCAGGTACGGCTGGTGCATCGTAGGTCAAATTAAGACGGGTAAGTTCCATGGTCTGCCTTTATTAAATGAAAATCATGCGTTGGTATGGCTTGTGAACCGGAGTCATTGGCGTGGCCAAGCAGCGGTATAGAGCGTTAAGGGTTGCGTCTACACCGTCGATTTTGTTTGCGTCTTTGTCTTTGTCTAAGACCAAATTGTCATGGCTGTTCTCCATTGCAACGACGTTGGAGACGCACCAAGCCATGACAGGATTGCCATCATGGTGCAGACGCCCCGACAACACGAGAGCCTCTAATTGTCTGGCTGGGTCTGACAGGTACTGGGGGCTTTGTGGGACATCAAACGTGGTGACCCCTGTGATCTCACCAAAACGTTGACGGAGGTACTCGGCACCCCACTTGTCAAAGTCCAGCTCTTTCACCTTGTACTTCTTGGTGTCGGCCACTAGGTCAGAGAGGATTGCCTCAAAGTCAATTACGTTGCCGGGTTGACCGACAAGGTGACCGTCATGCTCCCAACCTTGGTAGTGCTGACATGTAGGGTCTTGGGTCTTAGCTTGTGGTAGCCAGAACCGTGTGAATAGATAGTAGTGGGTGACACCATCTAACAGCTTCCTGAACAGCTTTACCGCAGCACACAAGTCAGTAGTCTTTGCCAAGTCAAGCCCGAGGAAGCACTCTTCACCAAGGAAGTCATCCAGTTTGGCGTCCCCACACTTACGCCATGCTTCCATGTTCATCCAGCTCACGGAGGCGTTACACCACACATTCAGGTTCTTGGTCTTGAAAGTGTTCTGCTTGGTGGCGTTCTGGATAGCATTCTTCTGGTCACGCTTGAGGGCCTTGACATCAACACTCACCCCATAGTTGGGGTTGGCTTTGCGGAGAGCAGCTTCAGTAGTCCAGTCGTCACCCTCGTCAATGGTGAAGATGATGGTGAACTGATTGTCATCCTCAAACGTGCCCTCAAGCACCTTCTGAGCCTGTTGCTGGTAGTCATAGCAAGGGGAGCCAACGTTGGTGCCAGCCGTGGTGATAACCAGCAACAGGGGCTGCTCACGTCCCACCATGCCTGTGTTGAACGTATCGAACAGGTCAGCCGTGTCGGCCTCATGGAACTCATCGCAGATGCCACACGATGGGCTTGCACCGTCACCGGGCTTACCAATGACAGGCAGAAATCTGGAGCCGTTCGATTCAATCACCAATGATTTTGCGTTGACCGTGATGCCATACGCATTCAGTAGGTCAGGGGTCTTCTCAGCCATCAACCGTGCTGGTCTGAAGACCTCCCATGCCTGTGCCTCAGTGGTCGCACCACAGTAGACTTCTGCACCATGCTCACCATCCGCACACTGCATGTAGAGACCAATGCCAGCGGCTAGGGGGCTCTTTCCATTCTTACGGGGGACACAGATGTAAGCTTGGCGATACTTGCGAAGCCCGGTCTTCTTTTCCACCCAGCCAAAAAGGTTGGCCACGATGAACACTTGCCATGGCTCTAGCTTGAGGTTTTGTCTCTTTGCTGCCCAGCGTCCTTTGACGTGGGGGAGGTGCTCAATGAACGTACAGGCACGGGTGGCCTTTGCATCGGAGAACTTGTACGGGTAGGAATCATCACCAGCGGAGATGAGGTCATTGAGATGACGTTGACAAGCAAGGGTTACCCACTTGCAAGCCAGAATCTCCCCTGACACAACTCTCTCTGCGTATTGATGTGCTACCTGTGTGAAGGTCATTTCTACTGGGTTACTCTTTCTTCATCGTCCTCAGCTAACAGCTTTGCGAAGGGGTTGGCATCTTCTTTTAGCTTTTGGGGGGACACTTGAACCTTGCTTCTGTCAGCCGGGGTGAATCCTAGCTTGGCCAGCAGCGTGGATAGCACGCTCATGCCTTGGTTGCTGATGGTGCCAGCTCGTAACTGCTCTGTGAGGCGTACACAAGCCTCTACAGCGATGCGGTCAGAACGTTTGAGCCAACCCTCTTGGGTGCTGGCTACAATCTCACGCCAAATCTTCTGCTGAGCCTCAGACAGGTGGTTGGGGGCTCTGCCTAACTCCTCAAGATTGGTGGGCTCATTGGCACGGTTAGCGTATCTACCGGGGTGGTCGGCTAGGGTGCCAGACATAGCCAGACGCTTAGTTGGTTTACGGAGTCCCATTACTGCCTCACACGGACTTCCACGGGCTGGTACCAGCTAAAGGTGTCCCCAGTGGGGACTGTTCCAGAGAACGTGAGGTAGTAATTGCCTTCGGGTAAGGTGACCGTACCGGGTATGAAACAGTTATAGGTTCCGGGGGTTCCTGCAACGTCAGCCATGCTGAGATTCGTAGCTCCAGTCACCGCAACAGCGGCTGGAGTGTAGAGCGTGCAGGTGATTGTAGAACCTGTAATAAAGGCTAAAGTATCCGCATTCTGTAATCCACTGAGTCGAATCTCTGCCGTATTACCGCTGTAAATGAGTAGCTTAGTCATTGATTGATACCTGTTCAATTACAACCGTGGGGTATGAAGTGGGTAACCCAAAGTTGACCTTGGGGTAGCTGGTAACGGTGAACAGCACGGTTGGTGTTGCTGTGGCTCCAGCGACGTTGATGGGTGACTTTATAGGCCCGTCTACAGTTCCAAGACCCCAGCCACCGGAACCCCACGCGAATGTTCCCCAGCCTTGCCCCACTTATTTAACCCACTCAACAAGCCATTGCTTAGGCGTGTAGAGTGCCCCTGTAGGAGCACTGAAAGTGAACTTGAGCACGATGCTGACTGATGTGTTCTCGGAGCCTGTGCTGGCACTCAACACGTCCCCACCAAGCGTTGCTGAACTCATCACACTGACGGGGATGAGCATTTGTGCGTTCTGCACACCGGGGTTATTCATAACCAACGCAGTGCTGGTCTTGGTACCCGTCTCGTTACGTGTTGCCATGTAGGTCTGTGCGCTACTGCCTAGATGAAGAACAGGATAGATGGAGCCACCCGGCGCGGTGTCTTGAGACCATGTAGCGGTTACTCGAACTCCAGCACCAGCGGGGATACCACCAGTGATGGTTGTTGTCCACACAACTTGGTCTGTGCCGTTGGCTGTCTGCTGAGCCAAAGCCCCTTGATGGTCAACAACGATGGTGGATAGGCCACCACCACCACCAGCGTACTGAGGGATATTAAGTGTGGCTCCGCTGAGGGTAGCGGCACCACTGGTGCCCGTGGTCGTCAACGTGAGGCTTCCACTTGATGCGAGTGCGGCGATGGCAGCGGTGTTGGCACCAACAGCGGAGTCAATGAGTGTGAGGTCGGTAGTAATCTCGCCAGCCCACGTACCAGTTTCACCCACAGCGGGGAGAGTAAGTCCGAGATTGGGTGTGATGGTGTCTGCCATAGTGTTTTGACCTTCAAATGTCGATGGTTAAGCCGACTTACCTTTTATGGATTTGGCGATGTGAAAATTCTTCTTGGCGTCGGTGCCTTGTAAGTCGTTGAAAAAGTGATTCCTTACCGCCCCCGGTATAGGGTCTGGAATAGGAGTCCCTTTATCCATGCCCCATGAACTCCTGCATCTCTGCTTGTCTACGCCTCAACAATCCAGCCAACTCAACACCACCGCATTTGTCCCAGCGAATAAACTGCGCTGCTGCTGCGCTGTAGTTGCCTTGGTTCAGTAACGTCAGCATGGTTGAGCAAAAGAACGCATGACAACCAGCGTTAAAACAGAAGTCAGTTAATGCATTGAATTCATCTTGGGTCAGCGTGACTTTCACATAGGCATTGACAGCTCTAACTGCTACTTGAACGTCTTCCATCAACCATGCATCAGCTTGCTGCTGGGTACACGTTGTGGTTGGTGTTACTCCAGAGGTATGTCCCCATCCACACGTCCATACACCTTTACTATCCGGGTATGCTTTAAGTCTGCACGATTCAAACTGCTCTGTCAGATGGAGCCCAGATAGGGTGTACTGCATTAGTCAAAGTCACTTTCGTTCCAGATATGCAGTTTGCACAGCAGCCAGATGATGCTCAGCCCGATGTAAGCCTTGATGGTTTGCCAGATGGTCATTTGGATACCGGACTTTTAACGAAGTAACCAGCGCAACCGACGATGCCACCTGTTATGGCTACATGTAGAAGCTGGTGATAGCCGAGGTCGGGTGTTGCCACAATCCCAGCCAACGTGGTGATAGCCGCAGATACAAATGCGGCTACGACTCCGTGAACTACTAATCTTGTGTGTTGCCAGTCACTCGTCATGCTTGCTTCTCTCTTGTGGTCTTTTCTTTGTGACAGCCCTTGCATAGGCCCTGTAGGTTGTTGTCAGAATCCTTGCCACCTCTCGACTTAGGTACTATGTGGTCACAGTCAGTTGAGGGTCTGATTCCACATATCTTGCAGACTGGGTCACGTTTGAGAATTCGTCTGCGAATCTTGACCCACAACCAGCCATATCCACGTTCAGCGGCTGACTGCTTGAATGAGTGCTGCCAAGCTTTGGCGTCATCTACGTGGGCTGGGCAGAATCGGTCAGTGGTCGCTACATGGCAACCACTATGGCTGCACGGTTTGAACGCTCTTATCACTATGAACTCGTAAAAGCAGCCCCAACCTTGCAGGTCTGCCCGGTGGCGTGCTTATGAAGGGGGAATGAATACAAGTCTCAC